TTCTGCCTATCCCACTGTACTTCTGTATCTTGTAGTATGTCTTCTCTTAACTCAGCGAGGGTCACACCTATTCTCTTTAGAAGAGTCTTATCTTCTTCAGTAAGGTGAGTTGTTTTCACTGCATCGGAAGAAACCAGGGGAGGTTTCTTGTACAGATCATAGAGCAACTTGAAAGGATTTCGCATCTTTCAATCTCCTAGAAAAATTTAAAAACATCAGTCTATCTATTCTACAGGTCGAGTATATATAAATTTCTCAGAAAGAACGTTTAATTATCTCTTTCAAGAATGATTTTAGAGATTTCTCTCAGTATCTTTCTTGCTACTTCGTTATTGAATTCTTCAAACTCTATGATAGGGATATTGCTCTTCTCTGCTGTCTTGATTTCTCTTTTCATTCCTGAGCTTATAAAACCACTAGGAGTCCAAACTAGGAGAAGATCTCTCTTCTCTACTATCTTACAATCTCCTTCAACTATGTCCCACGCTGTTAGTTTTCCATCTCTCCAGAAGATCTGTATTAGGTCATCTTGGTCATGAGGGACATAGAGGTCTAGGAGTTCTCCGAAGTATCTTCTCAAATGGGCTCCGAGCTTCTTTCCTAGGACGATATTTCTATCAATATCTCTCTGAGAAGCATTGCTTCCTTTTTCTCCTCGAATGGGAGCGGACAGATAAGCTCTAACTTTTAACGAGGGAGTATCTTCTAGAGGTTCTTCATCTACAGGTTCATAAATCTCTTCGAAGATATCGGGCTTGCAGGGATACTTCTCTCCTTTTACTCCTGTGATAATCCAATCGCCAGGGCATACAACTTCAAACCCTTCTAAGGTCTCTATCTGCCCGTGTTCTTTGAAAGGACACCTGCACTGGAGGCACACATCTTCTTCATCTTGAACTATCAAAGGAGAAACGTCAGGGTCATCTCCGTGGTTCATCCACTGGGAAGCTTCTAGAATCAGAGGCTTCCTTCTGAATTTCCGCTTGACCATCTTCTAATCTCCTTCTCGGTTATCGTAGATCATCTGGCAGATATCGCAACCGTTGGTAGGAGGCTTCTTCGCTGTATACTTCGGATGCTTAGGACATTTCTTCGGAATGTAGTTCGGCATATCGTCGAGCTCCTTAGGAAGAAGGCCTCTCCTGATCATCTCCCTCGTATGAATGTAGACCATCCAATTCCAAAAAGCAGCGCAAGCGTGATCTTCGCTCCTATCTCCTTCTTGCTCCTGGCGAGTGTGCCTCTTGATTGAATTGTATATCTCACTGAGGGGAATCCCTTTCTCCCAATTCCTAGGCTCATATCCTGCCGCTAGTCCTCCCTCACAATGTCTGGCCAGAGCATCTTCTGCTATAGGAGAGATAAGAACAGGCATTCCTCGCCCACGAGCATACTGTCTCTGAGCTCCTGTCGAAAACTGACGCTTCTTGCCTACGATCTTTATCTTACTCGCGGTAGCCCTCTTCATGTTTCTTTGCTCCTTTCTTCTTCCTATTCTTCATGAAGTCCCTAACTTCCCTATCAATCTTCTCTTCAAACAACTTACTGTAGTACTCAATCGTCCTTTCTACTTTTTTCTGTCCCATAAAAATCTCTCCACTAGAATTCTTCTAACCCTTGGCGCCCTAACTCATACCGAATCCGTATTAGAGCATTTTTGATTTTCTGATAAACCCATGTTTGGCTGTGCTTCATCTCATCTGCGATCTCCTTAACTTTTCTCTTCTCTGAAAACCTCATAACTAAGATCTTGTACTCTTCAGGAGAAATAACTTCATCATCAATCAGCTTCTGAAACCTCTCCCTTAAGAACTTTACTTCGAGATTTCTATAAACTTCATCGCCAGGAACCGTAACATCTTTCGTTTTGTAGAACTCTATGAAGCGAGACTTCTCATATAGCTTCCTACAAAAGGACATCATCTCTGCTTTCATGTATGCGATAAGTCGAGCTTGAAGAACTGCTCCCCTTTCCCTTTCTAGGGCGCTATCTATTCCTTTGTAGAGACCTACTATCGCAGAGTGGTAGAGGTCTTGCAATTCTACGTTCTGATACTGAGGATGCCTGTTAGAAAATCTCTTCACTGTATGAACGATCAAATCATCTATCTTCTCAAGCAGAACAATAAAAACTTTCGGATCTTTCGTCTCCTTGTATTTGAAAACCAGATCCTTGAGGATCTGATGCGTCATTTCATCTTCCATCTTCTACACCTTCCTGAAAAGATCTTTGTAAGAACTTCCTTGTTTCTTCTGAGGTTGCTCTTTCTTATATAAGGGAGAAGAGGACCGTTCTAGAACATCAAAGAGTTTCACTTCCTTAGGAGTAGGAACAACTGTCATCGTCCTCTGTATGGTTTCTTTCATGAATTCTACATCAGGAGGATCTACAGTATTCCTAAGAGCGTTAGAAACACTTCCACATACAGCATCGGCGCAGTCCTTACTCCCTTTGAGAACAACCTCCCGAGTACTACCGTCCTCAAGAAATTCAATATCAGCAACTTCTTCAGGATGATCTATCTTGTTCTCGATAGGATCATCATTCAAGTTAACAAGCTCAAAATGAAGATACTCATTTCGATGACAAACCCAGCGCTTCTCTTTCACAAGATCTCTGAACTCTCTATAAGCTTCAGGAGACCTATCTACAGAGAAGTATTCGCACTTGATTCCTACTCTTGTAAGAATCTGCATTGAATCTTCACTCATTGCCTTGTGATCAAACGTACAGAGAACGATGTTGAAATGATATAGATTCTTCAGATCTATGATCAGCTTCCTTACTTTGTTGAGAGGAATCTTATCTCCTTCAGGAGCCTTCAGCCTCATAACGAAATCAGTTTCTACAACAGGGAGCTTCACTATCTTAAATGTTCCATCCTCTTTTTCTTCAGTCTCTTTCATCCAACCTTTGATACAAGACATTGCTATTCCAAGAGCATCTCCATCTCCTGAGAATGCTATATCTACATGAATATAGCGAGGAACATTTCGAGGGATACGAATCTTACTCAAATCAAGGAAATCTATGAGATCAACCTCATCATCATCGAAACCAATAGGGATGGTTAACTTCTTTACAGGATCGGCCTTTGAGGGATCATAACAATCTACTATGAACTTTTCAGATGAGAACAGTTTACTCTTCCTGATATAAGAGATAGAGATCCCCGCAAGGTCTCGGAGAGCTCCGACAATGTCCCTCCTGAATGCTTCTTCGTATTCAACAGGAACGTTGATCACTTTGAATCCACTTCTCACTATCTCTTCGATGTTGTCCTCAGGACCTAGAATTCTTGAAGGAGTGTACACATCTCCAACCATAACAGGAAAGGTCTTCCCTGAGTAGTTCGTTGAAGGCTTTGCTTCCCAGATAGGAATGTCTACAATATAAACTTTCTTCGAATTCTGCATCTTTGTGACGAAAGTGTTCAGGAAGGACATCTCTTCTTGTTTCGAAGCAACTAAGAAGAACCTTCCTAAACTTCTTCCATCAATAACGAATCTTGATTCAAATCTTCTTACTGTACTTTCGTATGCTTTGAGAACTCTTACTTTTTGCTTTTCCGATTCAGTAGGAGCATCAACTTCATCCATAAGGGCAAGTATAACGGACGAGCCTATCGTTCCAAATCCACGGGCATAAGGAGATCCCAACTTGTACTCAAATAAAGGAAGTTCTAACTTAGGACGGGAGTGACCTACAACAACTCCTTGCTCTAAGAACCAAGGAGAGTTGAGAAGATGACTTTGAAGAAGATTAAAGCCTTCTGTTTCACCGAGGGATTTCGTGAGGTTGAAGAAGACGATACTCATCTTCCCTCCAGACTTCAGACCAAAGTAGCCCCATGGATCTTTTAACAGAAGCAATCGGTACATGATGTAGAGCATTCCGAGAACTGCACTCGCCGTCTTCCCTATCCCTATCGCTCCTGTTAGTACCACAAGGTACCTCGAATCTTCCCTCACGATGTTCTTCAACTCTTTCTGCCATACAGGATAGATAGCCTTTCCTCCTCCTGTTAGCTTTCCTAGAAAGTACTCATTAGAGAGGAACTC